GGTTAACTCATTTACTTGAGAATGGCCATGCTATAAAACAAGGTGGGAGAACTAGAGCATTTCCGCATATTAAGCATGGAGAGGAATTGGCAATAAAGCGAATGGAACAATTAACAAAGGAGATAATAGAAAATGCTGGACGTTAAACCCTGGTTAGAAACCTTGACCTTAAAGGTTGAAGAAGAAAAGTTTTCAAGGGCACCAAGTCTTCCATATATAATTTTTACTGAAAAAAGAAATATAGTAGGTGCAGATCTAAAAGTTTGTATAGCAAATAGAAATATAAGCGTTGAGCTATATTCAAATAAAATAGATAAAGAGGTTGAGAGTAATATTGAAACCTTGCTAAGAGATAAATCAATAGAATATGAGAAATATCGTACATGGATAGAAAGTGAGGAATACTTTCAAACTGTGTACGATTTTAATTTAATTGAAAAGATATAGGAGGTATTCATATGGCAACAGCAGGAGAGAAAATTGTTTTAGGTAGTGGAAAACTTTTTGTAGATGAATTCACTGGAGAAATTCCGGAAAATACGGTAATAGAAGCTGAAAAAAATCTTTTAGGATTTATACAAGGTGGTGCTACATTAGAGTATAAACCAGAGTTCTATGATGCTAAAGATGATCTAGGAATGGTTCAAAAAACTATTTTAACAGATGAAGAAGCTACTCTTAAAAGTGGTATTATGACGTGGTGTGGGAATACATTAAAAAAGATATGCAGTACTGCAATTGTAAAAGAAGAAGCTGGGAAGAGAACTGTAAAAATAGGTGGAATAAATAATCAAGATGGAAAGAAGTATGTAATACGATTTTTGCATGAAGATAAAGCAGATGGAGATATCAGAATTACCATTGTAGGTAATAACCAAGCTGGGTTTAGCTTTAGTTTCGCAAAAGATAAAGAAACTGTTATAGATGTAGAATTTAAAGCACTTCCAATGGATTCTGAGGGAACTTTAATATTATATGAAGAAGAAATACCAGTAACAGAACCAGGAGTATAATGGAGGGATAGACAATGTTTGATGTAAAAACAGTAAATAAAAGATATTTTGGTATAAAGATAGGGGATACAACACTAGAGGTTGAACCCCCTAAAATTAAAGCATTAAAAAAGCTTACTACACTTTCAAAATCAAAAGGTGAAGATACAATGGAAAACTTATCGGAAGCCATTAAAATGATATTAAGAAAAAATAAAAATAATATTAATGTAAGTGATGATTTAGTAGAGGAGCTAGATTTAGATGAGATGAATGAAATTTTAACAGCTTATTTTGAATGGATTGCAAATAGTAAAAACTCCCCAAACTAAAAGTGCCCTATTACCCTGATGAAGGAGAAGAGGGGCATTATGAAGTTAATACCATTGAAGAAAAAATAGTTAGTGAATATACCGGTTATAACTTTGATAGGATTGATGAATTAGAAGTATTTGAGTTTTGGTTATTATTACGTGATGCAATTATTTATAGATATATGCAGACAGAAGAAGGACGAAAATATTTAGATAATTGTTGGAGGATAGAACAAACAAAACCTCAAAGAGAAGCTTTAAGAAAAAAAGTAGGTAAGAAGTAAAATGAGCTATCATTACATAGCTCATTTTTTATTTTAAGAAAGGAGGGTAATATGGCAGGAAGCATAAAAGGTATAACAGTTGAAATTGGTGGAGATACTACGAAACTTAATAAGGCTCTTAATGAAGTAGATTCCAACAGTAAGTCTTTACAGAGGGAATTAAGAGGCGTTAATAGTTTATTAAAAATGGATCCAAGCAATGTTGATTTAATTAAACAAAAACAAGACCTATTAACTGAAAGTATAACTAATACAAAAGGTAAGCTAACTATACTAAAAAGCACACAAGAACAGGTTCAAGCTCAATTTGATAAAGGTGAAATAACATCAGAACAATATAGAGATTTCCAAAGAGAAATTGCAAGTACAGAAAATAAATTAAAATCGTTAACCAATGAAGCTAAAGATTTCGGAGTTGGTATGAGCTCAAGTCTTACAAATGCAAAAGATAAAATTGATGAGTTTGGAACTAAAACTACAAAAGTAGGTAAAGCATTATTACCTGTTACTGCAGGAATAGCAGCAGTAGGTACAGCAGGAGTAGCTGCATTTAATGCTGTAGATGAAGGTGCTGACAATGTAATCAGAGCAACTGGAGCAACTGGAGAAGCAGCAGAAAAGCTAGAAAATAGTTATAAAAAAGTAGCACAAAGTGTAGTTGGTGATTTTGGAGATATAGGAAGTACTTTAGGTGAAGTAAATACTAGATTTGGTTTTACAGGTGAAGAATTAGAGAACTGTACAGAAAAATTTATGAAGTTTTCAGAAGTTACCGGAACAGATGCATTAACATCTGTGCAATTAGTTAGTAGAGCTATGGGTGATGCTGGTATAGATTCTAGTGAATATTCTAGTGTATTAGATAGTTTAGCAGTAGCAGCACAAGCAAGTGGAATAAGCATAGATAAACTTACTGAAAATCTTACTAAGTATGGTGCTCCTATGAGAGCTTTAGGATTTGAAACCCAAGAGAGTATTGCAATATTCTCTAGTTGGGAAAAAGCTGGAGTAAATACAGAGATAGCTTTTAGTGGTATGAAAAAAGCTATCAGTAATTGGAGTGCTGAAGGTAAAGATTCTAGAGAAGAATTTAAAAAAACATTAGAAGAAATAAAATCTTGTCCTGATATTGCAAGTGCAACAACAAAATCCATAGAAATATTTGGAGCTAAAGCAGGTCCTGACCTTGCAGATGCAATAAAAGGTGGAAGATTTGAATTTGAAGAGATGTTAAATGTTATTGCTGGAGCAGATGGAACCGTTGATAATACTTTTGATGGGCTTGTAGATGGTGGATATGATGCAGAACTTGCTATGCAGAATGTAAAAGTAACAATGGGAGAAGTTGGAGAAATAATAATGGATATATTAGCTCCAATGTTTCAGAGTGTTAGTGAAGCTTTAAAGAGTATTGCACAAAAATTTAGTAGTTTATCACCAGAAACACAAAAGATGATAATTATAATAGGTGGAATAGTAGCAGCAGTAGGCCCACTATTGATTATAGTAGGTAAGATGGCAACCGGAGTAAGTGCATTAATAGGACTTTATGGGAAAATAGCTACAGCTAAAGCATTGCATACCACTGCAATTGCAGCTGAAACTACAGCCACAGGAGCAGCAACAGTAGCACAAAATGGATTAAATTTAGCATTTCTAGCGTGTCCACTTACATGGATAGTTATAGCTATATTAGCAGTTGTAGCAGCCTTTGTAGTTCTATGGAATAAGTCAGAAGGTTTTAGAAACTTTTGGATTGGATTATGGAATAATATAAAAGAGTTAACAGGAGCTTTTATAGATGCACTTGTAAATTTCTTTACAGTTACAATACCAGAAGCGTGGAATGGATTAGTTTTATTTTTTCAAAGTATTCCAGGATGGTTTAGTAATCTGTGGGGGCAAGTAAGAGATATAACTCAAATTGTATGGGAAAGTATTAAAATGGTTTTCTTTAATGTTTGGAATAGTATAGTTTCTTTAGTGATGGCCATAATTACACCTTTTATAAATGGAGTAATGATACTGTTTAATTTATTTAAAGATAGTATATCAATGATATTAATAGGTTTAAAAGACTTCTTTATGGGTATATGGGAAGTAATAAAAAATATATTCTTAGGAGCAATACTTCTAATAATAGATTTAGTCACAGGTAATTTTACTAAGCTAAAAACAGATGCAGAAGGAATATTTAATAATTTGAAAGCTGCATTTTCTCTTATATGGCAAGGGATTAAAGGAGTATTTACTGGAGTTGTAACAGCTATAGCTAATTTTCTTACTGCGGCATGGAATGGAATAGTAACTGTAGCAACAACAATTTGGAATGGACTAAAGAATTTTTTTAGTGGCATATGGAATGGAATTAAAAATCTTGCTTCAAGTGCATGGAATGGATTTAAGAACATAATAGTATCTATCTGTAATGGGGTATCTACTTCAGTAGTAAATATTTTTAATGGGATAGTTAACTTTTT